CGGTAGATTTTGAATCCAGACTGGCTGACCTAAAAAGATGTTGATGAGGGCATCTCGGTCTGAGTCATCAATTTCTGGGTTACCCAAAACGAAGGTAATGTTCTGAAATCTGGCATAAGGAAAGGCTCGAAGTTCAATATAACGATCCGCAAAATCTACTGCGTCAGTATTGTTCTTAATTCTGGATGTGAAAGACTCAGCGTAAACTCCGTAAAGTCCTTGGCTCTCTAAGTCTGTCGCCGTGTAGACATGGCTGCCAGTATTGCCAGATGTGATGGTGAATGAATTACGAAGATCGCCAGCCCGAGTCGTAGCCGATAAACCTAAACCATTAGCATGATTAGCGTCTAAGGTCGTATATCCATTATTTGCTAGATAGTCCTGTCGATGAGTTGAGTCTGCATACCCAATGCGACCTTCTGCATCCTCGTAAAGGACTCCAAAGGCTGAGTTCGCTATAGCGGTGCAAAGAGAGTAAAGGTCTGTGTTGCTCGATGATCGAGCGATAAGTTCATAGTTGCCGGGTTGATCAATCTCACCTAATCCTACGTTTACGGCATTAGCCCACGTCTCTGTAGGGTTGTAGGCTGCCCATGTTTCAGCAGGGGGAACGTCATTCCATGATCCTAATAGATAACCATTGAGAAGAGTGTAAATCTGATCGCCGTCAAAGTCGGCACTTAATACGCCAGCATCAATAATCTTAGGAAGTTTAGATAGGGCTCCAAGCGCAGTAATAGTGGCGATAGTTGTATATCCTCGATCGCCAGCGCTATTAACCGTCACCGTAAAATCGGATATAAGGCCACCAAAGATTGGGATATAAGTCCCTACGGAGTTTGTAACCTCTACCGTAAGGCTTGTACCTACCGTAAAATCGTAACTCGCGTTATTGAGATTTAGTAACTGTAATTGGCAATACCCGGCAACGGGTTGCTGGTAGATGTCGGTACGGCCTGAGGTAATAGTGAGATCGGCTATCGTGATGTTGGATAACTCGACCTCATTGATAAGAACCTTATAATCAGGGGTATAGGCGGTCATGGCGTAGAGAATCCTGCCGCGCCAAGTGTGCCTCTTGCGGCTGAATTATTAAGGACGTTTACAATTGTTCGAGCCGTACCTTCTGGGTCGATTGCGCCGTTCACGGTAATGTTCGTCTGGCTAGAAGGAACCGTAACTCTTGGTAATGCTGGGCTAGCAGATATTTTTGGGGTGACTGGACTTGGGTTATTTCCGCCGCCAAAGAAGCCAGACACGGCTGAAGCCGCGTTCTTAATGGCGTTGATGATTCCGACAATACGATTATAGATATTGCTTAAAGTAGATACGAAATCAGCGAAGATATCGATTGCGCCAGCAATAAACTTACCTAATGATTGAAATGCTAGGCCTAAAGTTTTGCCAATAATTGGAGCCAAGAAGTCTTTAGCGAAATTATAGATTCCCACCATAAAATCGTAGAATGGTTGCAGTTGTGTGTTGTTATCTTCTAAGGCCTTGCGAACTGTGTTGAATGCCGTTGTAACGCCATTAATAATTGGCTGAATGATCTTCATTACTGGCGCTAACTTCTCGCCTAGATTGCTCGTAAAGTTTGAGATTGCGGGGATTACCTTGTTTACGATGGTTTCAACCATAGGCGTAATTGCAGTAAGGATGTAAGCGCCTACTGTTTCCTTACCTTCATCGAAGGCGATTTTGAGTCGATCCATTTTGCCTTGGAATGTATCCGCCTTGGCTGAGGCTTGACCCTCGAAGGTAGCCGCTAGTTTCGAGGTAATCTGCTCCATAGACATAGTTGCAAGTTCGGTCTTTGAGAGCCCAATGCCCAACTTGCCAAGAGATGCAGTATTGCCCTCGGCGGCTCGTGCCATGGCATTTGTGACGGCCTCAAGTGATTTGCCACTACCTGCGGCGACATCTATCGCAACGGTTTGTAATTCTTGTGCTTTCTGAAGATCACCCGTGGCTCTGGCTAAACGCTCTAGAGAAGGACGAAGTTCTTCATCTGTAACGCCAAAGGCTAAAGATGTTTTAGTTATGTAATCTTCTGTGGCGGCTATCTGGGCTTCTGTCGCCCCAGTGACGTTTTCTAAAGTAAGCGCTAATTTTTGCTGAGCGGCTGCGTCTGCAATGGCTGACTGAACGCCATCGATCGCTAACTTGCCTGCATAAGCAACGGCCGCTGCACCTGCGGCTGCAAAGGCTAGTCCGGCTTTCTTACCAAATTCTGATACTTTGCCGCCAAATGTCTGAACGTCATTATCGGCAGTCTTGAGATTCTTGGTGAAGTTATCAACGTCTGCAAGGAGTTTGAGCGTTAAGGCTCTTGTGCCTGTTGCCATTATGTCCACTCCTTTAGAATTTTATCGAACGCGGCAGTCCATTTAGCAACGATCTGCGGTTGAATCTTGCGTAACGTTGGATAAATAAACCAACCCTTAGAGCCTCGACCTTGACGGCCAGACCATACGGGGAATTGCTTATATTTATTGGAACCGAACTCTGAGCCGCCCCAGATTTGCTTAGTGGTCGCCCCACCTGAAAACTTTTGAGAAGCGAAACCATAAGTAATTTCACCGATACGGCTTGACTTCTTTACACGAGAACCCTGAGCAATACGACTGGCTACTTTACGGCTTTGCAGAGAGTTAGATGTCTGAATGATTTCATCTCGAGCGAATTCCGCCAATGCTCCCGATTGGCGTTTTGCTTCTTCTACTGCTTCTTCGTTCATATTCTTAAGTGCCTTGAAGACTGCACGAAGTTCGCTCTGGTCTAGTGCTACTAACTCACCTGCCACGGTTACGCTCCTCTAATACTTCAATAGCGGTCAGAATATCCTCACCTGTTTGCCAGTGATCCATGGGGATCTGTGTGGCTATTGCCAGTTCAACTAAGAGTCGGCTTACGCTTCCTCTTGGATGACTTTTGGGCTCTCATCACCGACTTCAACATCGGCGACTGATTCCATCCATATATCCAATGGTTTAACTGGCTTACCGCCGGCTTCACGCTTCATGGCTGAATGAGCGACATAAAGAATGTCGTACATCCCACCGAATTGAGAAATAACCTTTTTAGTGGTCATCTCCCATTTGGCGTAATCTGGCGGTCTTACTTGGTAAGTAGTTTCAGTTCCGTCTATATATTTAATTGTTATATTTTGTTGCATTGTTTGCTCCCGTTTCTAGTTTTTAACTAAAGGTTTCTGTAACTTCACCCTTAGCGATCTTGAATGTGAAGTCTACTGTCTGAGCGTCTGTTCCTGATCCACCTGCGGTTGGAAACTCTGGAAGGATTGGGAAGACGAACTGTGCGCCAGTGACGGCGGTCATTGTGACTGAAATTGTTGTATCTGGTGCTGACTCTGCTGCAGCCCATAGAGCCTCGCATACTGAGTTAGCCTTACCCCAGTCAGCAAGCATAGAAAGGGCAAATGTGCCTTCTACGTTTGTAGTCTTGTAAGCCTCGCCATCGAGAGTCTGATATGTCTCGCGAAGGTTTGTCTTTGTGAGGATCGCTGAGGTTGCTTGAGCATCGACATCTGTTCCACCTGTGAAAGATAGAGAAACGTCGCGACCTGTGATTACTGTGGTTGCCATTGTTTATCCTTTAGTTTGTTTGTGTGTAGTAGGTGGAAACTCTAATATCTGCAACCAAGCAATTGGATGGGCCGACTTGAGTAACCGTTGGTTTTTCTACCGCTCCGATTGTGTATCCTGACGGGATAACTTTCAGAACGCTAATGACTAATTGCTCGAGATTATCGAGCGATGCAGGGTTGGAGTTGTATGCAACTGCGACCGAGATAACGAGGTTAATTTTAGTATGAATTGTCGTCTTGTTAATGATGTCTAATTCTAGGTACGGCGAATCTGGAACGCAGACTACGAACGGAACCATGGGAGCCTCTGGAACGTAGGCATAGACGTTACCGGCTACGTTAGCAAATGCGGTTGCTAATGGCTGACGCACTGTGTCGAGGATGGTTGATGCTGGCATTATTGCACCATAGAATCAGTGTCAATATACGCACCCAAGAGGCCTGACACTCTGTTGAAAAGGCTACGGCCTAAACGATAAGGCGATACTTGAGTGAAATCTACGCCCTCAATCTGACCGCCGGGAGCGATACGAGATTGAAATACTTCTACGGATACTGCAAGAACTGCTGACTCGACTGCACTAATTCCGACATAAGTAGATGCGCCCGAAAGGGTTGCCAAGCCTGATGGAATGACGTTCTTTAGGGTGATGTCAGCATTTGTTA